ATTAGGAAAGCGGCGCAGGATAGTTGCAGCAAAAGACTTAGCATTCAGCTCAGTCGGGTTCTTCGTGGTGTTGAATACACCGCCATAAATAGCCATAGGTATATCTCCTAGATACTAAAATTAGAACGAACCAAATTCGTCCCAGTTGACTTCAGAAGCCTTAGCCGCAGCTGCTTGCTGCTGACCAGTGCGATTAAATTGACCGCCCAACTGCTCCATCATGCCCCAGGTCTGCTCCTCGATATCCGATGGAGTAGCGTCTGGAAACTTAGTAGCCAACTGCTTAGCAGTAGCCCGGAACATTTGCTGTGCTACAGGATGGAGGTTTTGGATTTTTAGCGAAGAATCTACGATATTGTTACGCATAAGCTGCTGATTCTGTGTACCTTCATAGGTTACACGATCACCAACAAACTTATTCGTTACCGCAGCGCTATGCTGCATGATGGTAGCATACTGAGCCTGCAAAGCGCTATTAAGAATAACGCCTAACTGACTCATATCACCAGCTTGCAGTGCCGCAAGGGCTTCTTGAGGGATGTGCTTACTGAAGTCAATAGACTTGGCTACAGTAGCAAGGGTATCTTGGGGAATGTCTAGCGTAGGAGCCTGACCAGTCTGGCCATTCCCGTTATTATCCGCGTTTGCCATCAACCAGTCAAGCGGATTTTGCGGGTTTACACCTGTCTGCGTAGTAGTAGCTACGCTAGTTGCAGCAGCACTAGAAGGAGCATCCCCACCAGCAGGTACATCAGTAGGCTGCGCTGGAGCAGCAGATTGAGTTGGAGCAGCCGAAGCAGCTGGAGCAGCGGCAGAGAACATATTAGCGAAAAAAGACATGGTTATAACTCCTAGTTACTATATTGGGTACGCAGAACTTCATAGCTCTGCTGCATTTCAGTATGCTTACTAGCCAGATCGTGCAGATGCCGATAGGCTGCTATTTGTTGCGTTCGTAACAGTACAGCATCTTTGAGACGACTTGCATCACCTCTAGGATCTTGGTTGATATCTACTAGCTCAGATACCAAATGACTCATTTGCATTTCTAAGTACTTCAGAATTACAGGATTCTCTATTAACTTAGAGCCTACTTCTACCTGCATATTCAGGAATTCTAGATCCGCTTCTATCTCTCCACTAGGTAGTGGGCTTTTGTATACTGGTGTCATGATATCGTCCTCGTTGCCCTAGGGCATAGCTGCCCGACTAGGCTACATCCGTTTCTTTCCCAGTAAAGTAGCCGTTCGCTTCGCAGCACTAGACTACTTTACCAGGCCCCTTAAAACGTATACGCTACGCTCGTGCCGCCAACCCATACGGGCCGAGTCCTAGACTAAGCGCAAGCATACGCCGCTAACCACGCTTTAGATTAAATATCGGGCCGTCATTCCTGCCGAATGCGTCTTCTATTAACCCAAGCAACATACGATGACCTAGATCAGGCTGACCATGCTTTAGTCCAAGAATAGAGTCACCCTTAGCATAGGCTACTGGCTGGTCACTAGCATGAGCAGAAGTAGGGCAATCCCAGTCTGGCTTCAGATGGATTATATGCCCGCCCATCTCTCTAATAAGAGTAGCTTCATTCTCGAACCTTACATCACTAATGACTATCCCCATAGTAGGGTGGTTCTCTAGATGCTTGAGAATAGCGTCTCGCATATAGAGTAGGAAGAAGTTCTCATTGATGGTATTGCGTAGGAACTCAGTGCCTAGTTTCTGCAAGAAGTTCCTACGGGTTCCAAAGGAGAGATTACCCAGCAGATAGTCTGCTTTAGCCACATGAGGCATATCAGGATGGAAAGAAGGATCTACAGCATTAGCCATAGCATATAGTGGGTCTGCAAACTTATAGCGTTTGAACCCTGCGTAGGAGAGCTTAGAAGCCAGGGTATCCTTACCCGAGCTTATAGCCCCGCACAATCCTATGATTGGTACGGAATACTTAGTCATCTTATATCCTTATTGCTGTGGAGGAGGTTGATCGCTAGCGCCCGGTTGTGGGCCACCCATCTGTTGTTGAAGCTGCTGCATCATCTGCATTAGATTCTGCTGGAGCGTCATTTGCTTCTGGTATTCAGCTACTGCTGTCTCAGCATACTGATCGAAGCCCCTAACTCCACCCAATTGGGCTAAGTGCGCTACCATAGCTGGCAACTGAGGGCCGTATACTTGTTGAAGCACTGGAGAAGTGCCGATCATATTCATAATGCCCATGATCATATCAGTGCCAGCCATCTTACTGCGAGGCGTATAGCCATCAGCTACCTCGAACTGCAAGTTAGTCTGAATAAGCTCCTCGATAGATAGCTCGATAGGCTTGTTACTCCTAGGAGAGATCACTTCAGTATCTTCACCGAACTGCAGAATATTGAGCTTCAGTTGCTGCTTAATGGGATTAAACATCCGTTGGGCAATTACTAGAGCAGAGAGCCTACCACGGTTCTCAGAGTTACCCATGACAGTATTAAACTCATCTTGAGTCTTATTACCTTTCTGGAACTGCCCCCTGCTTACATCATTCTGACCAGTCAAGTCCTTCTGCCAGTTGCTAATCATCATAGCATCTTGCAATACGCCTTCTGTTCCTCTAGCATCAAAGGGAAGATTCATATAAGCAGAAGATAGTGGGTTCTCACTAAGAGCCTGCACTTTAACTGGTATCTTAGCCGAAGGGATAGGACTGTTAATATCGGCGCTGCGGATTAGGTCAGGGTTATAAAGCCCTCGATCCTGAATAGCCCTGTTAGCTGCCTGGAAGCGAATGTTAAAGAGCCGAGTAGTAGCCTTCTGGATAGGCATAGTCATTTCGGCGTGGCTTTGGGTTTGCAGCGTCATACCATCTTCTAAAGCCTGGCTAACATAAATAGGTAGCATGTCATACGCAGTACTCATACGCTCAGCAGAGATCAGAACCTCTCCGTTAACTACTCGCAGCTTCCAGATCTGCGGATGGTTCTTATTAGGAACATTCAGTAGATGGTCAGTTGGAATCAGGCGAGCATAGATAGTTGATACTGCATACATACCCTGAGCATTATAAGGAACCTTGATCATTCCGTCTGGTACGTTAGGAGTAAAGCCTCCCCAGATATCCCAGTTAGCAGACTCAGATTTGGCTGTATCATAGTTGCTAAGTGCAGGATCCTTGATATAAAGCGTATGATCCATTGCGGATTCCATAGCCTTATTCACTACGCTAGCGTGGGTTAGCAGCTTCTCGTTGGTGAGATAGTTGAGCAGCTTCTTTAGCTTAGGGCGATTATAGATCTCAGTGTAGCCAATGAACTCACCATCTTCACTAACCCGTGCAGGATCTATAAGAGGATCCATAAAAGTATTACGCAAGTTCAAACGCTTAATCTTGTTAATGTGCCTTACATCATACTTGACTTCAGCTTTAGCATTCGGGTCTGTGTTGCTAATTACTGGATTGTAGTTGGACATTGGAGCCCAGTCTACTTCGCAAGCCCCTAGGTTATACTTAGCCAGGTCATTGAATGCTAGTTGGAATTCTGCATCAGACTGAGATAGCGTTACATGATCTTGCAGTATGCCTTCTAGTGCCTCAGCTGCGTTTTTGGTTGCAGGCATAGACACTACAGGAAACCTAGGATACCCAGAGAGGAATACTTCAGTCCAGTAGGAAACCATAGACTGTACGTTACTGATCACAATAGGGTTTACTACTTCCTCCCGGAGTCCTCCACAGGGAACCTGCCCATAGCGATCTATTCCATCATTGTTTCCAGCCTTTACTGCCTCTACATAGCGAGCGTAGGCTACATCAATAGCATCCATCTTCACCCGAAAGAGAGAATTCTGCTTGTGGTATTGCAATATCTTCTGAACGTAGGTTAGCAGGTGCTTCTGAGAAGCCATGCTAATTGTGACAGGTATAGCCTGTGCCGATACATCAGATTGTTCAGCCATGTTATACTCCCGTGTATACATCAATTACCGCTGGAAGATCCGAAAGGCTACTAGCTAGTTTAGCCCTAGGGGTTAATAAGGCTCCATACTCGGTAGTTATCTGCTTAGCATAAGCAGGCGCATCCAAGTAATCATCCCTGTTATCAGTCTTTTCAATCTTATATTGCGAAGCGTAGTAGGAGAAGAGCGCCCTAGGAGACTCCCACATGCCTGCCGTTTTAGCCATTAACTCACTGATGTAGTCTCGAATCCTAGAGAGCTTAGAGCGGTTAAGAGTCTTTAGCTCCACCACATGGATAACCCCTTCCAGGTGATAGTGCTTAATAAAGAATTCTACCCAGAACTTAAGAGACTGCTGGTAGCCCACTGATTCAATTCCTATTACTGACACCCCGTGTTCCAGTGCTGTAGAGATAATGTTAATTACTGTAGTCTTTGGATCCCATACTCCCCCTAGTAAGCCTACACAGATTGGCACCTGATCATACATATAGTGCAAGGCTATTACGTTATCATCTGAATTCTTTCTGAAGCCTGCCGGGTCAACTGTTATAAAGGCTGCGTCTGGCGTAGTGCCGTATAAGTGGTCGAAGTCTCTAGGTAGGGCGTCGGCTAGTAGTCTATATCTGGAATCTAGTGGGTCATTCTGTACTTCTGCAAACCACAAGTGGCCTCTACCCATGCTCTCATCGTGCTGGTATTCTTCTATTAGGGCGGCTACTGGCTGTAGTTCTGGCCATAAGCTTTCCCCATCTTCTAGGATAGCGCCAGTAATAAGAGACAGCCAAGAAGGGTTATCCTTCAGTCGCTTAAGCAAGCAATCCCCAGGATACATGTTGCCTAGGAAAATAACCTTGCGGTTAGTTCCTTTCTTAGAGAGCGCTTTAGCTAGAGTACCTGTGAACCAATCTATGAGGGCTTCGTTCTGTACTGAAGATAGCGCCCCTTCCCTAGTCTGAATATCATCGCAGACAATCAGGTTAGGCCGTTTATGGTGAATGTTTATCCCACGAACAGAAGCCTGTGCGCCTTTAGGAATAAAGACTATCCGCCGTCCCTTGAGGTAGCCTATCTTTTGCTTAGCGTTATCTGAGTCCTTGTTAGAACTCCAGTGCCCATAGATAGATTCTACTGCTGGGTCTGAGAGCATCTCATCTAGATCGTTAGTGAAGTTCTGAGCTAGGGAGTCAGTTGCACAAATAACCAGAACAAAGTCGTTATAGCCGTAGTGGACAAGCCAGCATACAACTACCTTACAAAAAGTGGTCTTAGCAAATCCCCGTGGTAAGCCTAGTGCAAAGCGCAATAGCTTATGGGGATCTAATCCTTCCTCTGTCAGAATAGAGAACAGATGCATATAGAAGGGTGGAAAGACTGACTCGTATACGTCGCGCAAAAGAAGGCCCGCATAGAAATTAAAGTCTACCTTACCCCTAGCATAAGCATCATCAATAGACACCTTTACTTGAAGTTCCTGGGATAGGACAGTAGTCTTTAATTCCTTGCGGGCATTCAGGTAGTCAGTTGGATTCATAGTTAGGCTGCCCGTAGGATAGCCAATGGATCTCTACTGAAGCTAGAGCCAGAGGTTAAAGCTGTTAATAGATTGGCAGCTTGCTTAGCCTGTGTAAGCGCGTACGAGCTGAGTTTAGGATCTTGTTTCTGCTTATAAGGAGTCGAGAGTTTCATGA